CGCCGCCGAGGAACAACCACAGGAGATCACAGTGGAAGAAACAACCGCACCAGTGGCAGATGAAGTGACCGCAGCAGCGGTTGTTACTGCCGCAGCACCAGTGGCCTACGTCAAGCCTCGTAGTCCAATCAACAGCCAGGCAACATACCTGGAACACAGCATCAAAGCCAAGATGGGCAATCACGATTCTGCTCAGTACGTCATGGCAGCCGATGATTCATTTACCACTAACCCAGCATTCAGCCCAGTGCAGTATGTAAACCAGGTTATTGATACCACAATTGGATCACGTCCAGCAATCGATGCAATTGGCTCACGCGCCATAACTGCCTCGGGCATGGTAATCTCACATCCGAAAATTACAACGGGTGGACTTGTAGAAGATGCTGATGAAGCAGCAGCAACACCAGAGCAAGGTATTGTGTCCAGTTATGTAAATTTGAATGTAAACAAATTTTCAGGAATGCAGACTTACAGCCTAGAATTATTGGAGCGCTCAAGCCCTGATTTCTTCCAGGCAATGGTTGATAACATGACCCGACAATACAACAAGGCGACTGACTCAGCAGTTATCGCAGCACTAACAGCAGGCGGCACTCAAGCCACTGGCGTTGCAGCAACATCCGCTGGTATCATTTCCTATGTATCCACCGAAGCACCTGCCGCTTACCTAGCAACTGGCGAATTGCCAAGCGCTTACATTGCAGGCACATCGCAATGGTCATTGTTAATGGGTGCAGTTGATTCAACTGGCCGCCCAATCTACAACGCCTACAACCCACAAAACAACGCTGGGCAAGCTGGCCCATCATCCCTACGCGGAAATGTGCTTGGGCTTGATCTCTATGTGGACAGTAACGCAGTAGCCACAACGATTGATGAGTCGGCATTTATTGTCACCCCATCAGCAGTTGCAATCTACGAATCACCAATCTTGAGAATGTCCACAAACGTGGTCGCATCAGGACAAATCGAAACAATGCTATACGGATACCTAGCCTGTGGCGTTTTGGTTGCCGGTGGAGTACGTCGCTTTAACCTGACCTAGTCAGAGTTAGTTAGAAGTGTGGGGGATGCGGCCCTGTGTCCCCCACACACCAACATAGAAGAGGATTAAACAATGGCACTAATCACACTTGCTGAACTCAAGAGTGTTTTGGGAATTGGCGATGTTTACGCCGATGCCATTGTGCAGGGTGTGGCCGATAGCGCCGAAAACATCATCCTGTCATATTTGATCTTTGACGATGTATCGATCAAAGGCGTATCACTAACCAACAATGTGGCACGATTTTATTGCTATGACAACACATTCGTGGCTGGTCAGGTATTGACAGTCAGCAATTGTGGCGCGCCTTTTGACGGATCGCGCACAGTAACCAAGTCAGGCCATGATGAATACGGCGTCACATTCTTTGAGGCCGCAATCACCAATGCCGATGTAACCAAGCGCATGGTTATTCCTAACGGGCGAGCAGTCCTTACGAGCCAAGCGGCCTTATACGATGCCACTCCAGAGGTCAGAGAAGCAGCGTTAGCCGTTGCAGCCGATATCTGGATTACACGCACTGGCACACTTGGCCAGTCAGGTGTGGACTTTCAGAGCCCTGCCCCGTATCGCTTAGGCCGCTCAATGCTGACCAGAGTTTCAGGGCTACTTGGCAAGCACTTAGACACCAGGGGTTATCTTGGCTAATCTAGCCACTTTTCGCGCTGACCTTGCAGCAACTCTTGCCCAAGCCGGTCGGGTAGTTTACGCATGGCCAAATGAAAACATTACGCCACCAGCCATTGTGCTAGTGCCAGGCTCGCCATACATCTCAGTCACAGCAATTGGCGGCGCTCGCTTGGCAGTGCGCTTTGACATTACCTGCATAGTCAATGCAGCGGATAACCGAGCAGCCTTAGCAAACATTGAAACTTTAATTTTATCAGTTACTGGATTACTCGCTGGGAATATTTCATTCCTTGGTGGATGGTCACAGCCCACAGTCCAGCAAATCGGAAATGCCGAAATGCTTATCAGCCAACTCAGCATTGAGTTAGGCACAACGAACACCTAACAGAAAGGGTCAGCCTCATGGCAACCTACATCACCGGCAGGGATTTGACCCTGACCATAGATTCAGATTCGTACGATGCACAAGCATCGACCGTTACTCTGACAGTTGAAAGTAACCAGGCAACTCTAGAAGTATTAGCAGAGCGCGCCTACAAGACCATTGACCAAATGGCCACATTGTCAGTTGAAATGTACGCAGACTGGGGCTCAGTTGGCTCATTATGCGATGCGCTTTGGGATGCAACAGCCAGCGCACCAGATACAGCAGTGGCATTCTCATTCGATGCTAATGGCTCAACTTTTACTGGCTCATGTTTTCCTAACTACCCAGCCGCAGGCGGTGGCGCAGTCGATGTGCTAACAACCACAGTGGATTTGGTAGTCGCACAGGGTACAGTCACCCGGGCTTAATTGAGAGAACAGGGCAACCATTATGAAAATAGAACTGAAAATAACAACAACAGATAACGAAGTCTCGCAAGTTGCAGCCTTTGTCCCAGATTTTATCCATTGGGAAAGGCATAGTGGCCGCAAGATTAGTGATCTATCAGCTGGAATCGGAATGGAGGACTTGGCATTCTTGGCTCATGCGGTACTAAAGCGCACAGGCCAGAATCCAAAACCTTTTGACGGATGGATCAACTCAATCGAAATGATTGAGGTGGCTGAGGATGACCCAAAAGTCACGAAGTAGGAAGCCTGCAAAGGTTAATCCTTGAGATAGCGGTGGCCACTGGGACTGATCCAGGTATCTGGGAACAAAGGCAAGCCGAGGATCTATTAACGGTGTTAGAGATATTGGAAAGGAACAAAGGTGGCAGTCCGCGAAACTATTAGCATCAAGGCTGACACACGCGATCTTGGCAATGTGTTTGAGGCCTTGAAGCGACTTGATGCCGATGCTAACAATAAGTTAAAAGACGACGTGGCAAGCATCAGTGCTTGGACTGCCACTGGCATTAAGCAGGCAGCCTTTGGATTCTCGCCAATGCCTAAGCAAGCGGCCGTTGTTGCTCAGACTGTGCGCTATGGTCGTGATCGCTTGCCAACTGTGACCATCGGAGGATCTAAAGGGCGCGCATCGGGTGGTGCTAATGCCGGGCAGCTGCTATTTGGAAATGAATTTGGTGGCGAGCGTAATGCTAAAGGCAGTCTGTCAGCATTCCCGAATGGTGGCTTTAGATTCCCATCTCGCACACCTCGGGAGGGTCGCGGCAATCGAGGATATTGGATCTTTCCTACTGTCAAAGCAATGCAGCCAGAGATTACAAGGCGATGGATGCTTGCCGTTAATACTGTTTTAGATAAGTGGGGCAAATAATGGCCGATACACGTACCCTCAAACTCAGTCTGCTAGCTGATCTAACCGACTTTAACAAAGGCCTAGAGTCTGCCCAAAAGAAAATTGGAAAGTTTGGCAAGTCGGTTGATAAGGCATTCAAGAAAACAGCAATCCTTGCTGGCGCAGTCGGTGGCGCGGCCTTTGCTTTTGTTAAGGCTGGCGAGGAAGCCGAAACTGCTAACGCTCGAATACTCAACATCGCTGAGTCAATGGGCTTGTATGGTGATGAGGCTCAGAATGTAACCAATCGCCTGGTGGATCTTGCTAAGAAAACAGCACTGGCCACAGGTGTTGATGCTAACTCAATTAAACTTACCCAGGCTAAGTTGCTGACATTTAAGGAATTGGCGGCCACTGCCGATGTAGTTGGTGGCGCTTTTGACCGGGCAACAGCGGCAGCAATAGACATGGCAGCTGCTGGCTTTGGCGAAGCCGAAATGAACGCCGTACAACTTGGTAAAGCACTTAACGACCCGATTAAAGGAATAACAGCCCTGACCAAGTCGGGCATTACTTTTACAGCCGAAGAAAAGAAACTGATCGATACCCTTGTAAACTCTGGCAAAACGCTAGAAGCGCAAGATATGATCTTAAAGGCTATTGAGACTCAGGTAGGCGGCACTGCTGAGGCAACTGCCAACGCCAGCGACATTATGCGCGTTGGCTTTAAGCAAGTATCTGAGGAAGTTGGCATTGCGTTATTGCCGTTATTCCAGCAATTAGTTGATTTCTTAACCACTAACCTTTTGCCAAAGATTAAAGAATTCTCGGTATTTATTACCGAAAATCAAACCCTAATTAGAAACCTGGCAATCGGTTTGGGTGTCTTAGTTGCGACACTTGGCACACTTAGCATCATTATCAAAGCGGTAAACATAGCCATTATTACATTTAATGGCATTGTAAAGATTGCAACAATTTTGCAGGCTGCTTTTAACCTCGTTTTATCGCTAAACCCAATCGGTTTAGTGGTCATCGCAGTAGCTGCATTAGCAGCAGGATTTGTATTGGCTTATCAAAAGGTCGAGCCTTTTAGGAATTTGATCCAAGACGTTATTAACAAAATTAAAGAGATGGGCGAAGCCATCAAGAATAGTGCTTTTGGCAAAGCCATTGGCGGAATTGTGGACAGGGTAACTGGTGGCAAGGCCGTTGGTGGCATGGTGTCGGCTGGTCAGGCAGTGCGTGTGGGTGAGATGGGCAGTGAGGTGTTTATTCCTGGCACTGGTGGGCAAATAATACCTAATAACAAACTGGGCGGCGGTGGCTCAACCATCATTAACATTAATGGCGTCATCGATGCCGAGTCAGCTAGGCGATCAATTGAAAAGTTACTCCAAAACAGTGCCAGGCGCACAGGCCCGATCAACCTAGTTGGCGCGACATTGTGACCGAATACACGCCATATCCAAAGGTGATCTTTGCTGGCGGGGTTGAGTACGCAGGCAACACGATCAGCAGCATTGGCATAAGCAACGGCAGGCGCGACATTTACGAGCAACCGTTGCCAGGCATTGCTAGTGTGCAGTTGTGGACTGATGCAGATACCGCTCTCAACGTCAATTTGTCCGACAGTGTTGAGATCCAGATCCAAGACTCAACGGCCACATACCAAACCATCTACACAGGATTCATCTCTGACTTAGACATCAGCCTAGATGCTTACGGTAGTGAGGGATCTATTGCCATTTACAACATCACAGCAGTTGGCCCACTAGCCCTAGTCAATAAACATCTAACAGGCGGCGCTGGCTTTGCCAAAGAATTTGACGGCACAAGAGTTTTGAACATTCTTTCCGATGTGTTCTTGCAAGACTGGTCGGAAGTACCAGGGGACTTGACTTGGGATGCAGTCAGCAACATTGCCACTTGGAATAACTGGGATGGCTCAAACATTGCTTTGGTAAACAATCTAATTGCAGACATTGATACCCCTGGCACATACGAATTGGAACATTACATTGACGGGGTAACTGATGCTCTAGCCCTTGTGCAATCGGCTGCTCAATCTGGGCGTGGTTTCCTATTTGAAGCACCTGATGGATCTATCCATTATGACTCTTACGATGCCCGGGCAACCTATGTGCCATTGACGCTAACAGCCGATGATTTACTTGCAGCAGGGCTAAGGCAGGCGGCGCAATGGTCAGAAATTGTCAATGATGTAACAGTTACTTATCGCAATGGCGGTGAGGCTTATGCTGCCGATTACGTCAGCCAACAGTCCTATGGGCAACTTGCAGGCACTCGCTCAACTACTTTGCACAATGAGGTTGATGCTCAAATTCAGGCGGAAGCGTTTCTTGCATCAAGAGCATTTCCACGCACTTACCCCGAGGAATTGACAATTCCACTGCATAGCCCGACAGTGACAGACCTCACTCGGGATGCCCTGATCAGCATGATGGTTGGCTCGGCAGTTTACACGCAAGAGTTGCCAGCAGTATTTGGCACAACCTTTGATGGCTTTGTTGAGGGCATGAAATGGTCATTGACCAGGTACACAGCCGAACTGACACTGGTTTGCTCGGCCTTGTCCGAGACATTCCCACACAAGCTTTGGTTGCAAATCGCGCCAGGCGTAACGTGGGCAAGTTATACTCCTACTACGGAAGAATGGATGGACCTCTAATGGCTGGTACAACTCAATATTTTGGGGTCAGTTATCCCACAGATACTGACTATGTAAAGGATGGCGCAAATGCCATCGAAACAGTAGCCGATGGCTTTGATGCTGCGGTTGCAATCCCCACTTACAACACACAGACAGGCACAAGTTACACTTTCGCATTGCTTGATGCGGCCAAGGTAGTGACATCCGATAACGCGGCGGCAGTAACTTTTACAGTGCCACCACAGGCTGACGTTGTTTGGGAAACTGGGACGACTTTAACCGTAGCCAACTATGGCGCAGGCTCGGTAACTATTGCCGGGGGCTCAGGCGTAACAATCACAAACTCAGGCGCAACAGTCGCTCAATTTGGCAGTGCATCAATAATCCGCACAGGCTCCGATGCTTGGACTTTAATCCCTTTTGCTGGCGGGGTTGCTCTTTTAAGTGATAGTGCTGTTTCAGGCACTACGGGCAGCCCCTCAACTAACACCTATTTATCCAGTGGAATAACTTACAAAACTTACACATTTACTGGTTCAGGTTCAATCACATTTGACTCTGAAGGATACGTTGATTTTTTGGTTATTGCTGGCGGCGGCGCTGGTGGTACTGATGACGGTGCAGGACAAGCAGCAGGTGGCGGAGCAGGTGGATATCGTTGTTCGATATCAACCGAGACATCTGGCGGCGGTGCTACTAATTACGAACAACCCTTTATAACTACTATTGGGCAAACAGAAACTATTGTCATTGGCGGTGGCGGTGCTGGTACAAATCCAGCATCAGTTGGTTCCGATTCACAATTTGGTTATGTTGTTTGCTTGGGCGGTGGCGGTGGCGGCAATTCTGTTGCGCCATCAAGGGGTGGCACTGGGGGTTCAGGTGGTGGCGGTGCAACTGCTGGCGGTAAAGGCATGCTTTTACAAGGTTTTAATTCTAACGGCGGTGGCGGTGCTGGTGCTGGTGCTGCAAATACTGGTAATACTGGTGGCGTGGGTGTAA